ATTTTGAAAAACAAACTTCAATAGATTAAATCGCTAAGTACACAGCTCAAACACCATCATGGTACAAATATTTACAATTCAATTCAAAATACTTAATTCATCTCTTACCAGTTCCTTCATACACGGAAACTCTTATCTCAAACGTGGCAAGAATTGTAAATGGAAAGTTTTCTAGAACCAGGACTTTCAAAACGGCTAACTTTGTAGCCAATCTCCTTATCGGATCAGACGAGAACTCTATGTACTTAGCAGAGTAGCTCGTAGAAGGAGAATAATATTTCGATGAAGTTTATAAAGCGTAATTCGTCGAAGCTTCATACGAGGTGGTTGAATAATTGTCCAGATTATTCCTCGTATTCTTAGCCCTTACTAGAAGGTAAATCGTTGATCTCGGCAGCAAGATAAAAAACTTCGATACAGGTTTAATTCTCAACAGAAGGGCCAGACATATCATTAAATTAGAAGATGAAGGGGAAGGCGTAGGAGCCCTTGAGTCTAAGAAGGTCACTTAGAATCAATTCTTCCACAAATCTGAAGACATCTGCTATGATTTGTCAGCTACTAATTAAAAAGTTCTCAGGGAAATGAGATTCTATGATGTGGATACAAAAATGCCACTTGGTCCACTCACTGCTTCAGAAATTAAAGCCAGGTATTCTAAATTGTGCACCTGTGCCAAAAATGCTCCTAAGAAAATAGTTACTCCGCTATTAAATAACTTACCAAGTGAGTTATCATTTGCTACTTATGGAAATTGCCCAATGAATGCTATTTGTGCAATAATTATGAGATAAGGTGGTAGCAATTTACACGCTGAACCTTCAGTGGTTTAGCATTTCACTAAATTTGTCCAATCCAATCACGTGGGTTTAGTGAAAAAGTTTAGATAAGCTTTACATAAGCTGGACAGAACCTAATACACTTTCGATGCTTATATCGCCAAAATTGCTAAGGTAGATAAAAAGAAAGCTCAGTCCTATGTGTCAGGAAGAGCTAGTGCTATATCAAAAATGAAGATCGAAAAAGAGATGAAGTGTTTTCCAAAATCCGGGGAGTGGTTTGTTAAAAATGCACGTGAAGATGTCCTTGGTCTTTCTAACAGACCACGAAATATATGTAATCCTAGTACCGAGCTACTAGGAGTCTGCAATCATATAAATTTCATTTTATTAGCTTGTTTAAAGAAGGCGTTTCCAAGCTATGCCAGCTATCTTCCGCACGAGTAGCTGTAGGACAGAATATATGCAGAAGCTAGAAGAGTTGAGAGAGAAGGCCCTATCACATGTATCTCCTCAGACTTTTCGTCTCATGACTCCAATCAACATGCCGAACTAATCGAGGCAGTTGATAATTATTTAATTCGGGAAATCTTGCCGGATATATACCCCATGCTCGACTTACCAAGTGGGTTATATGATGAAGTTCTAGAATCAATCACGAAACTAGACACCGTTTTAAATTACTACGTTAATATTGGGAAATAACGACGAAAACTATTCCAGGCAAAATTGTGGGGAACTGTTACTTCAGGACACCCTACAAGAACTACATTCGGCAATACTTTGAGAGTATCACTATACTGGTAATATTTATTTCATTAACAAGGAATCCATCCGGACAGATATAGCATGTTCGTTGGAGGAGATGACTTCTTCGCAGTTGTGGTCGAAGAAGACTTGACAAAGATAGATCAAGGAGTTGAGAGATTATTTTGTGCTAAAAAATACGGTTTCCACGGTCTAGGATAAAGCACAAGGAAAGTTAATAGATTAGGCAAAAATATAGATTTTCTTTCCAAGATAGGTAATATCACATCATCATATACCTATTTACACAGATAAGCACCAAGAATCGGAGTTTAATAGATGTTTTCTGATACATCAAATACATCTTGGGATGCTTTATAAATGGCGCTAAGTTGCTCACTTTACTGTTCAGGCGCCGGTTTAGATTATGTTGATTCACTATTAGATAGGCTAGGCAATCAACAC